AATTCCATTTGTTGGGAATAAATTTAATGTCGTTTTCAGCAAGTCTGAAATATTCGATTGATGGATCAAATCCACAAAATCTTTCTAAGCTTTGAAATTTAGCAAATTTATCCCAAGCTTTGTTATCACCACACACAAATCCATCATTATTATTTTCTGTCCTCAAAAAGATAGAATCTTCCATTAATTCAAAAATTGGATTTATGTCGCAATTAAAATATCCATCAAAATCAAAATACGCATATTGCCCTAAATTTTGATTTTGTATTTCAGAAATTTTTTCATATACGAAAGATCTTTTCTTTAAGATATTTTGTGTATGAATTATGTTTATGTTATTATTTTCTAATTTATCAATAATTACTTTATTTTTAAATCCGAAAGCAATAAGAATTACCGTTCCTTTGAAATTACTTATTTCAAGCATAGACGAAATCCAAGGTACTCCAAACATATCGAAATAAGTTTCATCACACGCAGTAACAAGATATTGCTTCATTTGATCTCCTGTTCGCAAATTAATTTCCCAATTTTCACAAGCTTTTCCTTATCCAAACCATTAGTACCAACTAAATCAACATATTGCTCAATCATTTCTTCTTCTTTGAACAAAATAGACTTAGCATCATCGATCAATTGTTTTTCTATGTTTCTTTTTTGCTGTCTAATTTCCAAAGATCCCAAATCTTTATCCTTAGATATTTCTTTCCTCATATCAATTAGATCGGCACCAGATAAGCTTTCTACAATAACTCTAACAAAATTTTTAGACAAATCATATTTATCAATTTCATCTGCTCTTAAAACAAGATGTTTTGGAGAAAAGTTATTTGTTATATATTTTATTTTAGCGTTATCACAATCAAACGCAATGATGTGTTTATCTTGAAATGCTTCTCCAAATGATAATTGTAACGGAGATCCAATATATTCAATGTTTGGTTCTAAGATTTGCTGACAGTGATAATGCCCCAAGAAAACCTTTTGGTAATTAGAAAATATATTTGCTCCTATTTTCACCATCTCTCCATCATGCTCTATCGCAACATCTGCCACTGAACTTCCATGCAAAATAGCACCATCAACAGCCAAATGACCAAGAGCGTATTGGAAACTTCCATCTTCTTTTTTAAGACTTTCAATCGCTTTAATTGGATCATGAGTAAATGGAATCAAATCCCAATATGAATTTTCTATTTTCATTCTGGTTGGTTGATCTATGATCGTAATATTTGGCAAAGAAGAAAATGGCATTACACTACTGATAGATGTCTGTTCGTTAAACCACAAATCATGATTTCCCAAAACAAGATACAAATGAAATTGATTGGTTGGCAACCATTTCATCAATATCTCAAAAGTTTTCTGATATGTGTATACATCTATTTTTTGACGATCATGAAAAAGATCGCCACCAAATAATATTGTTTTTATTTTTTCATTTTTTGCTGTTTCGAAAACCCAGTCTAAAACTTGCAAACAATCCTTAAGTCTTTCTTGTGATCTTTTGTGCGGATTGATATGAATGTCTGTAAATATAAGAACTGTTGACATGATCTCCTCCAAAAAATATAAATTAAACTATATTTGAAGAATTATCAAGCCTTATGACTGTATTATTTTTTGCTTTCTTTAGGATTAAATAATTTTTTAAGTGCGTCCCAGACATTACTAGATTTAATTTTAGTTGCTGGTGGAGTTTGTGTTCCTCCAGCACCACCACCCATCGGAGGCCCACCCATTGGAGGTCCGCCCATTGGAGGAGGCCCACCCATTGGAGGTCCGCCCATTGGAGGAGGCCCACCCATTGGAGGAGATCCGCCAGCAGGAGGCCCACCAGCAGGTGGAGGTGCTGGTGCATCTTCATTTAATTTGAATTTAACATAATTAACAAATGTTCTCATGCTAATATGTATGATTAAAGCTTACTATTTATAACCTCTAAATATTGCATCAATTTACTTTCTTCTTTTATTGGTTTTATGCCTCTTTCGTCACAAAATTCTAACAAATGAGAAAAAGACTTTCTATCGATTTTAGGACCACCTTCTATGATGCCTTTTCTTTTAAGTTTTTCGGCATAAAGAAAAGCGTTTACAACATTGGCAAATATTTGCAAATCCTCATCTGAATAATTTTCATAATTATTTAAGTTTAAATTTGTTAACATAAATTTCCTTATCAAAAAATTAGTGTAATTAAAAATTAACAGAATTTTTTGAAAATGTAAACAACTAAATAACTTATGATAAAAAACGAATCATTTGGATTTGCTCCATATATTGGCCCTTGCAAAGACACCGATAACTATCAAATTGTCGGTGCTTGTAGCGATCAGCTTTCATCAAAGCAAATTAAAAAAGCAAGAAATGGCGAGAGATCCATCAAAAAAACAAAATACAAAAAATCAGGCATTCCAAATGAATCGTTTTTAAATTATTGCAAATTAAGAGATTTTCAAGAACAAGAACAACAGCAGCAACCGCAACCGCAACCGCAGCAAGTAACATCCCCAGAAGAAATAAAACAAGGCCAAGAAGAAATTCCTACAGAAGAAAAACCAAAAATGTGGAGTGGTAAAAAAAAAGAAGTATTGAACTATTGGAAAAATCTATCAAAAGAAGTCGATAATAAAGAAAGTCCAATTTTGGCCAATCCAATACCATATAAATATAAAGGATCTACATATAACAAAGACGGAGTAAGATTAACTGGTAGTTCCACATTTATAAATTCAGTTCTTCCAAAATTAAAAGATATGATTTCCTACGAAGGTAAAAACTCCAAGCTTTCTTTAATTTACAAAGAAATAACACCAGAAGAAGATTTAAAAATCGGAAATCGTTCTTTCGCTTTATATATAAAAACAAAAGAACGAGGCCCAAAAGCAAAGGAAAGATATGGCAAAGCCTAAAGAAACTAAGAAATCATCAAGTAAAGTTGACACTAACTTACAAAAAGCAATTATCGATATCGCTTCTGGCTTAGAAAAATCATTCAAGAAGTTTTCACGCAATACCAGAGAAAAGGCATGGAAGAGAATCACAAGTGCCGATGGAGAAAAAGAAGTTAAAAAAATATTACAAGATCCAGAAAGACAACTTAGCATTTTTGCAAAATTAACTTTCAAAGAGTGGATTTCCCTAAACGCCTAAATTGACCAATTTGTTAACTTTTAAATTATAATTCACATATTGTTTAGTATAATCCTTTATGCTATATTGCTACTGTATTATCGCATTTGGCGATATTTTCTCGCATAAAGGATATTCTTATGTTTTCGTTAATTGCAGGATGTATTTTGGCATTTTCACAACAAGATTCATATAAATTATTGTCTCAAGAAAAACATGATATTCTTGCCTCTCATATTCCTGATAGCAAAGATCTTATTTTGAATAAGATAAAAAATAATTCAAAGTTATTGATATACACCGACAAAGAAATTCCATCTGCATATCAAGATTGGACCAGTCAATTGTCAGGAATTCATTCCCCAACATACAATATTTCCGCAGCAAAACCCCAAGAAAAATTCGGAAATCCAAATGTTGAATTTCCATGGGGAAAACCTGCTGGAACAGAAAATGTCTCAGAATCTAATTTCACTTCATTTAAATTCATTTTGCTTCCACCAGATCGACAAATTGAAATAACTAGAAAATATTTGTCTGGTGATAGGAGACCTTCTTATATTTGGTCGTTTCCAACTAATACAATTGTTGGAGAAGTTCTACAAATGTACTATAAAGAAAAGTATTATACATTTGAAGTTCGTCTAAGAACTAAAGAAAATAGTGATTGGAGAATTAGCGTTTATCGTCCATTCTCAACACTTAAAGAATTTGCGAATTTCTGTAGGGCTGATGGCATTCAAGTTTATTATCACGATCAAAGAATCGTGCAATCACATCAAATATTCCAAGGTGATGTTATGGCAACTTCTTTGGATTCAATACCAGAAGCCCTAGTCAAAAAGGCTTTACGAGAAAAATTTGTCAATGTTTTAGGACAAGAGTGGCACAATGATTCCCACGCTCCAACAACTGATAGTGAATTCCATATTATTCCAAAGAATTATCGTGCAGCAACCATTGCGATAAACAGCAAATCATGCATTCGATGCCATGAATCGATATTGAAACATGCCAATGATTTTGACTTTGCCCGTGATTGGTACGGAAGAGTAAGAGGAAGTGATGGAATATTTTCATTTCATCCATTCGAACCAAGCTCCATATCATATGGTGGCTTTTATCAAGGCGAAAAAATACGAGAAGATTTTTTGAAAAATAAAATTGTAAAATTTTTAGATTAATGATTAAATTTAAAACGCCTAACAAAAACATGTTGGGCGTTTTTTTGTTTGCGTAAATTGTATTTTTAAAATATAATCAATTTTTATTTTAAGGACTTCAAATGACAAAAACTGATTTTAATTACATACATTGCCATTTGCTTAAAATTGTGAATAAAAAAGACGAAGACTTTTCTCCTTTTGGAAATAAAGAAAAAAATCAATTTGGAGATTGCTCTCAAGAATGTAGTCATTTTTTAAAGTTGAGTGGAGAAATTGGCAATGATTGGGGTGTTTGTACAAATGAAAAAAGTCATCGTTGTGGCCTTTTAACAAATGAACATCAAGGTTGTGAATTCCACGCTACAAATGAAATAATTGGAAAAAGTGGCCAATGATTGCAATCATTTATACAGACGGTGTGATCAAATGTGATGATCTGAAAAATGAATGCCAACAACAAAAATGGATACCCATTACAGTTTACAAAGATAAAAATGATAACATCACTGTTATTTGTTTCGAAGATGCAAAAATTGCAAAACAATTTGCAAAAAGAAATTTCCCAAAGGAATGGATAAAAGGAGCAATATCACTTTCTGATGACGATATTGAATATATTAAAAATAAAAACTGGAAAATTGAAATTATGACCTATCCTCGATTGCTTAATTCCCATAATGAATATAAACTAGGTTTTGAAATAATTGATTTTGCAGATGAACCCAAAATGCTGTACGCATAAAAAAGGAGACGACATGCCTGAAAACTTTTTAATTGGTGCTTTAGGATCTTTAATGTTTGGATTTATTGGAATGGTTCTATTGTTTGTTTCTTATTTCTCTTTTGATTTTTTTCTTAAAAAAGTCGATATTTCAGAAGAATTAAACAAAGGAAATATTTCTGTGGCCATTGTAGTTGCATCATTGTTGATATCCATAGCCTTGATAATATCGTCTGTCGTTCATTAGAAAGCCAAAATGCAATTAACTGATGAGCAAAAAAATATCATAAGAAGCATTTTAAAAGAATTAGATGTAAATCCTTTTATAAGTATGGGTGGCTATGCTGGAACGGGCAAAACAACATGTGTCGCCACAATCCAAGAAGCTTTAAAAGCTAAAAAGAGAAAATTTTTAGTCTGTGCCTATACTGGAAAGGCTACTAATGTTCTTAGAAATAAGGGCATATCAGCCTCCACTATACACAGCACGATTTATAAACCAATTAAAAATTCAAATGATGATACTATTGAATGGGTTTTAAAATCAAATTTTGAATTAGACGATTGTGAAGGATTTATCATAGACGAAGCATCTATGGTTAGTGAAGAAATACATAAAGATTTACTTACCTACAATCTTCCAATACTCTATGTTGGTGATCATGGCCAGCTTGAACCAATTGGTGGAAAATTTAACTTAATGCTAGAGCCACATTTTAAGCTTGAAACTGTTCACAGAAATGCTGGTGAAATTGCTCATTTTGCGGAACATTTAAGAAGTGGACTACCAAGCACTTCGTTCAAAGGCAGTAATAAAGTTCAAATTGTAAAAGAATCTGCAATTAAAGAAAAGCATTTGGCCCAAGTTGACCAAATCATATGTGCTTTTAATAAAACTAGAATTTTCATAAATGAAAAAGTAAGAGAATTTAAAAAAATAAATTACACTTATGTTGCGATAGATGAAAAGATTATATGCTTGCGAAACAAAAAAAAAGAAGGACTATTCAATGGAATGCAAGGAGTTGTAACCAAACTCAATAAAAATGCAGAAAGATTCAATTTTGTCTCACAAGGAATACATTTCAAAAATATTCTTTATGATCCAAATCAATGGGGAAAAGAAAAAAGTGATTTTAAATTTTATCAAGAAGAAAATCCTTTTGACTATGCTTATGCAATAACGGCACATAAGTCTCAAGGAGATGAATTTGACTCTGTAATTGTATATGAAGAAAAATGTAATGAGTGGGATCACAAAAAATGGTGCTATACAGCAGCAAGCAGAGCTAAACATAACATTATTTGGGTAGCAAGATCAAACTATGTTCCAACATATCTTTAATATTTTATTTGAAATAAAATTGATATGGTGGTAAAGTTTAAAAATAATTTTATAATTTTCCATACGAGATTAAGTTTCATCACCTCTATTTTTTAAAGAAAGTTAATTTCATGAAATATGTATCAATAGACATAGAAACAACTGGGATAAACCCTTTGGTTAATGACATTATTGAATTTGCTGCTGTAATAGATGATACTAATGCAAAAGTTCCGATTGAAAATTTACCTAAGTTTCACAGGTATATTAAAAAAGAAGGAACATATAATTTTGACGCTCAAGCGGTTGTGATGCACAAAAGAATATTTGAAAAAATATTACAAAATGGAGATGATTGCATTTATATTGATGATTTAATGTATGCCTTTGGTAATTTTTTACAAGATAATGATATTCCTCCAAATCGTTATGGAAAAATAGCTTTAAATGTAGCTGGTAAAAATTTCGGCAGCTTTGATTACCAGTTCTTAAAAGAAAAAATAAAACAAGAAAATTGGAACAATATTATTTTTAGAAGTCGATTTATTGATCCTGCAATTTTATATTTTGAAAATGAAGACTATGCTTTACCAGATTTAGAAACTTGCGTCAAAAGATATCAGAGACAATCAGGGCAAAAATACAATTGGGATAGCCATACAGCTTTAGATGATGCAATGGAAATTATAAAGTTGGTAAGATACAAAATCATATAGAATTTCCAATACAATTAGTAATTGATTTACCAAACATATCTTTTTGTTTATCAATATAATCTTGTGCATAATTTCTAGCTTCTAATTCACTAATAAGTTCAGATTCATTATATAATGAATTTAATGAATCTTGATAAATTGGAATATATTTATTATTCTTGTTATTTAATATGACTTTTTTAACAGCTATCTTTTCTAATATTCCTTTTATTGCCTTTGGCTTTATGTAAACAACGGATCTTTCTCCCCATTTATAGAAAATATAAATATTTTTTTCCATTCTTGAACAGCCACTAATATTTACTGTTCCACTACAATCGTAATAAAAAATCATTTTAAACCTTTATAATTTTTTTGCCTTGATATGTTGGTAAGTTTTCAATTGGTCTATCTAAGCATTTTTGCAAAGAACATAAACAATCTGCACAATCATTTTTAATTTCTTTTCTATTTACAAAAATTTTGCTATTTTTAAAACTGCTGTTTATTTTTCCAGTTTTTGCAAAATAAGTAATCTCATCGTTAGAAGATACATGAACCCCAGTTATTGTCCAAGGATATCCATTTAAGTCGTATCCAGTTGATCCTATATTAAATTTAACCAATTTGCTAAATTTATATTCAGTAAATGATTCGATTGAATCGCCATAAATAATTACACCACCAGAACCTTGAATAATATATTTTTTACTCAAGTTCTGCATAATCCATTGAATCAACGGCATAATTTCACCTCAAAAATATATAATCTTTTCAAAAAAATAATTATTAGATAGTTGGAAACAAATTGACCAAAAATACTATAAAAATAAATATATAACATATGAATTTCAAAGAATGGTTAAAAAAAGAAATGGCATCCTTTATGGTTCCTGATAGTTTACACCTAACAGTTCCAATTGGAGATAATTTAGAAAAAGTTATTGGCGTTGATATGTTTTTTGAAAAAAATCCAAAAACAATCGATAAGTTTAGCAATACTGTAATGAATCAAGGTTCAAAGTTTATTGCAAAAGTTCCTCACGGAAATAAGTATTTTGTCTACAACGGACTTGATGGAATATCAGATAGTTTAATATCAAAAGAAGAAGCAGAAGAATTGGAAGAAGGAGAATATAACCTTCTTGATGATAATTGGTGGAAAAAAGCCATGGTAATTGGGTCTGATATGCAACCATTAGATGTCTAAATTCATAATCATAGCATATATATAAAAGAATCAATCAAGGAGAACAACATGGCAGACTCTATGTATCATCAAAGAATAGGACTTACCTTTAAAAACAGGTATCCAGAGATATTTGATTATTGTTCCAAAATGAAGAACGGTAATGTAAAAATAATGTCTTTTGGCTGCTCTATCGGAACCGAATGCTCGGATCTCAGAAGTTATTTCCCAGATGCCACCATAGTTGGTGTTGACATCAACGAAAAACTATTGGAAATAGCAAAAAAAAGAAACCCAAACGAAAAAACAATCTATGACACGAGTACTGAAGCCCATAGCGGTTTCGACTTCATATTCTGCATGACTGTCCTTTGCAGCTACCCAAAAACAAGAAACCTGAAAAACTGCGGAGAAGTATATCCTTTCTCGAAATTCGAGGAAACAGTTCTTTCTCTGGTTGGTAAGTTGAATGACGAAGGAAGTATCGTTATATGCAATTCGAACTTTAGATTCGCAGATGTCAGTTGTGCCTCTTCATTCGAGGCGATATCTATTGAAAACAAGAAACCAATCATAAATGTTCCTAAATTCGACAATCAAAACAACATATGTGAAGAAGACTATCCGTTCTGTATTTTCAAAAAAACTAAGTAGGAGTTAAAATGGCAGATAATCAACTTTGGGCATGGGGAGAGGGAAGTGCAGGACAATTAGGAGATGGAACGGAAGTAAACAAATCGTCTCCTGTTCAAGTCTCTGGTTCCAACTCCAACTGGAGAAGCGTTTTTAGTGGTCTTTTTCATACTGTTGGCATCAAAAAAGACAACACCCTATGGACTTGGGGTGTCAATTATGCAGGACAATTAGGAAATGGAACCATCGACAATAGCTCGTTACCGATACAAATTGGAGAATCTAATTGGAGCCAGTCTTCATGTGGTGGTTTCCATACAATAGCAATAAAGACTGATGGAACGCTATGGTCTTGGGGCGAAGGTTCGTTTGGCGAACTCGGAGACGAAACAACAACAGGTAGATCTTCACCAGTACAAGTCGGCAACCAAACGACTTGGAAGCAAGTTTCGAGTGGTGTTTTTACCGTTTCAGCAATAAAGACCGATGGAACGCTTTGGTCTTGGGGCGAAGGTCTTTCTGGACAAGTAGGGAACGGAGAAACAGGAGTATGGAGTTCGCCAGTACAAGTCGGCAACCAAACGACTTGGAAGCAGGTTGCTAATGGCTATAATCACACCGCAGCAATAAAGACCGATGGCTCGTTATGGGCTTGGGGAGAGAATTACTTGGGTCGATTGGGAGATGGAACGACAGATGATAGATCATCTCCAGTACAGATTGGGAACGAAACAAACTGGAAGCAAGTAGATTGCGGAGGCACACATACGGCTGCGATAAAAACGAACGGAACACTTTGGGCTTGGGGCGAAGGTTCAGATGGACAATTAGGAAATGGACAGACAAATTCTTTTTCTTCCCCGATACAGGTAGGAAACGGAAGCAATTGGTCGAAGGTTTCCTGCGGATCAGACTTTACCTGTGCTGTTAAGACCGACAAGACCATGTGGACTTGGGGAGAGAATTATAATGGTAAATTGGGAGATGGAACGACAGAAGACAAATCATCACCAGTCCAGATAAGTGGCGAAAAATATTGGGGAGATGTGGATTGTGGCTCTTACCACGCCATGGCTATAACTAGTAATCCTCCAGCAAGGTTCAATTTTGTACATCCGACTTATAAATTCGAAGTGGTTACATATACACCAGAAAGCCTAATAGCTCTGGCTCCTTATCCAGACTCATTAGAGCATCTGATTTTGAACCTACAGGCTCAGGAAGTAGTAATCAACAACAAAAGTTACAGGCATGGAGATCAGTTCACGGAATTTGGTTCAAGAGCCATACGACTCAAACAATTGTATGTTGATTCCAGCAATCCCGTACTGAAAATAGTTTGTGACGCTGGTTACAGATTTGAGAATAACAGATGCGTTCTTGATTGCCTTGAAAGCGAAACGGCATGCAGTGGCGTTTGTTCCGATCTGCTTACTGATAATGACAATTGCGGAGAGTGTGGTAATGTTTGTCCAGATGGATTTGCATGCACAAATGGAGTTTGTGCAACACCATCATAACATTATGACATTACCATTTCAAAAAAATGATTTAAAAAGAAACTATCAATGTTTCGTATGCGGAAAAAGATTTGATATTTATGATGAATATTCAAATCACATAATTACATCTCATGAAGAGGGCAGAGAATTTGTAGTCTGCCCTCTCAGTCGTTGTAAAGCTCCTGTAAGGGATATCAGAACTCACTTTGCATCAAAACACAAAGATGAAAAAATTCCAAAAAATGGCCAAATGAAAGCTACTATTTGGAAAGACATTAACAATAAAACTGGTAAAGTTACGCAAAGAAAACCAAAATTTAGAGAGGGATATTTTATATCGGGAAAAAATCAAAAAGAAATGCATTATCGTAGTGGGTATGAATGTGAAGTGTATGAATGTCTTGAATCTATTTTAGAAGTTATAAAATATGATGTCGAACCATTCAAAGTTGATTATATTTTTGAAGGAGATAGACATGAATACAATCCAGATCTAAGTATTTTTTTTAGTGACGGAAGAGTTGAAATTTGGGAAATAAAACCAGCAAACCAAACACAACTTCCAAAAAATCATGCCAAATGGGCAGCTTGCCAATCATATTGTGAAGCCAGAGGATGGTCATTTATGGTAATGACTGAAGTAGGGATAGGAAAATTAAAAAAAGCTGCGAGAGATTCTAATCGCCTTTAATTATTCTTATACTATCACTATCTTCATGATGCGTAGAAAATTCTATAATTTTAGCTCCATTTTTTCCAGCAATCATTTGATGTCTCAAGCCAGTAGGAACATGAAAAGACATTCCTTCTTTTAAAATAATTGACTTTAATTCTTCTCCGCCCCATCCATATAACATTTCTATATCATTTTCCAAAATAAATAAAACCTCATCCTTTATAGCGTGATAATGGACAGAGCATTTCTTTTTTGGATTAAAAAAAAGAATTTTACCACAATATTTTTCATTATTACATATCCATTGTTCATGCCCCCAACCCTTTGCCACAATAATATTTGGATGTAATGTGTAATTAGTTACTGACATTTGTATGTTGTCTCAATAAAAGGAATCAATTGATCTCTAATTTTATAATGAAGATCGACTATTTCTTTATCATTTATAAGAAAATAATCATAATATTTAATTTCTTCTGGTGCATTTGGGGCATTGCTGTTTATTGGGCCTTCTTTTTGTGTGGCCACACACCATTCAAGCAAAGGCCTTAATTGTGCTTCAGATGGATTTAGATCATTGTTTAAAAAGTTTGGGCGATACAAAAGAACATTAATTCCTTCTCTCTTCCTAATATTCTTAGCTTCATTGTAATACCTACAATCAGAAATTATCAACTGTTTAGATGAGTCTCTGAGTGCAATGTCGATCCAAATATCTTCTACTATTTGCCTAAATCCATCACCTACGAATTGTAATCCTTTTCTTATATTCATCAGCATATTTGGTGGAGGAGCATCAATTCTTTTCCATTTCTCTAAAAAAGCTCGGTCAACATTAAACGCATTGCAAAAAGTATTTTTTACAGCGTCTGCAAAACCGCATCTTTCCCATTGCCCAAGCGTATCCACCCTATTTAGCTCCATTGCCAAATAATCAGCAGCAGTATCCTTGCCCATGGCCAATTGTGAAGCAAATCCTACAATTCTCATAATTGCTTACCTTTAAGGAAATTATTTATAAATCTATTTGTAACACAAATTGATCTTCCAATCAATCTGTTTTTCCATGATAATTAAACTTATAATTTTATAAGAAATACCATGAAGAAAAAAATAGAACCAATTTGTAAAAACTGTCTCCTTTATAATTCTGAAAAAAAGGAATGTAAAGTTGCAATATTAGCCTCTGGAAAAGAGTATCATATGCCAGTAGAGCTAAATGATCGTTGTCACATGGATGAACTTGGAATTGAAGTGCAACAAGTAAGATGGTGGACAGAAGACAAAGATGGGAAACCAGTAAATGGCAATGGTGTTGTAAAAATAGAATATCCAGAAAATTTTTTTGGCAAGAAGGATTAGTCTAGATGGCAAATCCATGCTGTGGATATTTTGTAAATGGTGTGCCAGGCGATGGGTGCGGATGCCCTTGTTCTAAAATATGTCCGCCTCCAAATTGTCCATCAATAAAATTTTCATTTGAAATAGGAACAAGTTATTCAGTTCCGGTTCCAGCAGGTTGCAAATGTGAGCCGCCACCATCAGCATTCAAAATTGATGATGCCAATTGGGAGACTGTGAAGCACGAAAACAATCTTGTTCCATTCCCTTCATTTGATTTCAAATTTAATACCAAAGAAGAAAAAGATAATAATGATGATGAAGAATATGTTTTTTCATTAGCAGAAAACTGCTCAATACCTTGTAGTAAAATTGATGTCATAATTACAACTACCGCTTGTGGTTTTGAACTCCTCGGTTCGTTTGCAGTTAGGGCGGTTGGAGGTGGTATAGTTTCAGCGACTTATAGCGGTGGTGGCGATTGTTCTTTTGTAGTTAAAGTAAATGGCGGTGGATCAAGTGCATTTGTGGAAGATGGTGGTGGAATATCAGTAGAATTAGTTTCAACCAACCCATGTTGCTCTATTTGCCTTATAGATGTCTCATGTCCATCAATACCAGCTTCTATGCGAAGTCTTCTCTATAGAGCAAATCACATTTTAAAGGGAACAAAAACATATTTAAATAAATTTAAACTTAAAGAAAAGATTCGAAGATTAAAGAGAAGATAATTTCATTGCCTGTTTTTTTATTTCCGTAATATACTCTTCCTTCATATTCAAAATTCCCTTAAGCTTTTTGTCATCCATTTCCGCAATAGACTCAATATTTTTAAATCCCATGTCAAAAAGTTTCTTAGCTCTCACCTTTCCAATATTTGGAAGCTGACATAATTCAACTAGGTACGCTGGCACCCCATAAGCTATTCTTTTTTGCAAATCTTTAAAAAACGACTCTTGTTTCCACTTTCCACTCATTGAGTCTATTACCGACAATATTTGCCCAATCCTTTCGAAATTTAACTGTAGCCCTCTTTGGTATCCAGCCAATGCTGTAGAATTGTACCCATTCAATAGATTGTGGTAACAATAAACAGATTTTTTAACACCCTCTGTCAAATACTTGTAATCATCCTTAAGTTCTCTTTGTAATTTCTGATCAAACATTTGCATTTCTTTTTTTTCAGAAGAATTAACAATGTTGATTCTATTTGAGTCGATCTTAGATAACGCACAAGCCAAATGAATGTCATTTTCTTGGTTTTTTTTCAGAAAAAGAAAATAAAAGTTTTTTCTTAAATCCGCAACATCAAATGGAGAAAAATAAAATATACTGGATATTTTTCCAATGCTTGAGGCAACAAATTTACCATCTTCTTCATATATTATTTCTTTTTTTATAAGTTCTTCTAACAATTCATTTAAATATGTTGAATTTAAATTTCTATTTTGAAAATAAGCCAAAGATCTTTCATACCAAATTTTAATTTCTTCGATATTTCCAATATATTCATGATGAATCTCGCTAACCAAGTGAAAGGCTAGATTTCTTGGATTTTCAATAAGCTTTGAAGTTATTTTTTGAGGAATCCCCAACCTATCTCTATATTTTTTGGCTTCTGAATTTGGCAACAACACATAGGCATCCCCTCTTGGATCAATTCCCAACCTTCCAGATCTACCAACCATTTGTGTGACATTATATGTTTCCACTTCGTCTTTTCCACGATGCACACCAAGAATAATCACCCTTCTTGCTGGGAGATTACAGCCCCAAGCCAATGTTGGAGTTGCAACTATTACTCTTAAATCGTTTCCATTTTTAAATCTTTTTTCGAGATCAATTCTACTTTCTTTATTCAGATCGGCATTGTGAAATTCAACACTAATTTTATTCGACTTTAAAACATTTTTCATTTGCTCACCTGTTCTTTTTGTGTGAGCAAATATAAGAAATTTATCTTCTGGATAATCATTCACAATATCCATGGCTTTTTCTATTTTGTTGTTTTCCACAGAATCGTATGTGTACGCCTCATCATCATAATTTTCATAGTGTAGCCCCAAAGGAACAGGCCTATACTCTGAATTTAAAACATAAGTTTCTTTTTTGTTGAGTGAATATGATAGCCATTCTGCTATCTGATTAACATTTGGCATAGTGGCAGATAAAAGAATAATTCTACAATTTGGATTTATTTCCGTAAATTTCATCAATCCAACTTCAAGATGCTCTCCCCTGCCTGGAACAGTCAAAAGATGACATTCGTCAATTACTAAAGTTCCGATATCTTTTAGATAATCACTTTTCTCAGAATTTATATTTCTTGCCCTATGATTGAGCATTTCTGAAGTCATTATTATCAAATTAGATTCATTTAATTCTTTCTGTCTAGCTGGTGTAATTCGGTAATCGCCTGTGCAAATAGATATGTTTATGTCGTGAAAATGGTAATTTGGGTCTGTCCATTGATCTATTTTTTCTTGTGCTAATGCTCTAAGAGGAGCAAGAAACATTCCTTTGCCACCTCGTTTTCTAATTTCGTGAGCAAGAAACATTTCTGCGACAACGGTTTTTCCCGCACTTGTTTTGGCAGCAATTAAAACATTTATATCTTTATCGTAAATTTCAAATATCCTACTTTGAACTGGGTTGAAATTCTCAAATTCCCAAGATGCCAATGAATATTTATTTGTATTTACCAAATCATTTTGATCTAATATTTCGATAATTGGTGGCATTTATTCCTCTAGTCTTTTATTCCAAATGTGATTAATTTCAGTGCCTATAGACTTCATTTCATTTTCAGAAAAGAAATTGCTTTTTATCTTATTGCAAATTAAGCAACAAAGAGCAATATTATCTAATGTATAGTCGCCATAATTGTCAATCCTGTCAATGCCTAATGACTCAACACCTAAGCCAATTTGAGATTTTATTTTGAACTTATGAATTTCTTTTTCTTTAAGTCCACAATAATGGCATTGTCTATCAGAGTTTCTCAACCATATTAAAAATTCTTCTTCTGAAATAAGAATTTCTGGGTTTCTTTTTCGTTTTCTTTTAAAATTAGAATTGTTTTTTAAATTTTTAAATTTTTGACAATCTTTGCAGACTAGCATTTTCCCAGAAGTGTACCGCAAATCAATATCTGTAGTATTACATTTTTTGCATGCCCATAAATCACCTTGACTCATTTTCCTCCACAAAAAATTTAAAATAAATCAGTCACGACAATAGAGGCTATTTTTTCGTCCTCTATTATCGTGACAATAAAATTACTATCTATTTATTTCAAATCTTTTTTTATACTCTTTATTTACATGCTCATGCATAAAATCTAACATGTCATATAAATCTTTTGGAGAATTTGCTGTTCCTAGCCAACGATCCATTTCTTTATTATTACAAACATAATTAAGAACTTCTGAAAGATCGCCAGAATATCTAAAGTTAAGCCTACTATGCAAAACCTTTAAATTCTCATCAGAAAGCCTGTAAAAATACTCTTTTAAAAACTGTTCCTGCTTCTTCATGGATAAACCTCAAATGGAAATTAAAAATATATTTAACAAACAAAAATTTGAAGAACTACTTGTCACAAAATGGACACATTTTTTAGATGGTTCCAATTTAATAAAAGTAATAAATGATCTTGTGTTACAAAACAAACATAATTTTGAACTTATTCCAAACACAAGTTATAAAAAAAAAGGCACACAAATTATGATCTCAAGATTCCAAAATACAGAACATGGATTTATAATTTGGATCGACTTTTTAGTTCCTTTGCAAAACGAACAAGTTGCCATAGGAACAACCGAAATGTTCCTACTATCTAATGGTATTTTAAGTCATTCAAAAACTTTAGGCAATATATATAATTATAATTAAACTACATCTAATCGCCTAACTTGTTCGCCATCTTGATTTATAAAACTATCATCTAAAATTAACGCATTTTTTTCATCTGCAAATCTAAGCCCAAGATTAAAAGAATCTAGACAAGCAGTTCTATCGTCACGAGATGCCATAACCCAACAATAATTATCTTTTTTTATAAATTTTCCACTTTGGCTTTCTTGTGTTATCCCAATTTCTAAAGTGACATTATCTGGCAAAAAAATTTCTATTTGCCCATGTTTCAATAAATGCTCTACAATTAAACACTGTATTTTGTTTTTACTCATAATAACCTCGCATAAAAATATTTTAAATAAAAAAAACTTTATTCGGAGGAACATAGAAATATTTCATATCATCATAAAACCCATGCTTCCAATCACCTTGATCTTTATATGGATTAGAGATTACGCTTTCTTGTTTGTCTAAATACACAGTCCAACAGTAAATTTTTCGATTTTCTTTATAAGTCTCTACCAATGATAATTCTTTATTTCCAAGAAATCTTTTTGCAAATTTACAAATTACTGGCAATGGTAAATATGTACTATAATCACCATAAAGCTGTAATAAATCTAAATAGTATTTACCATAATCACACCTTTGATAATGTGCGATTAAAGAATAACCATCTACAATAAAAATTCTTGTTTTAAAAATTAAAAGATCATCATTTTGTAAACTTAAAGTGCAAATCGGATAGTTGTATGGAACTAAAATTTTTGCTAAATTTTTTAGTTCTTTTATTGACTTATCGATATTTTTACTATGATCTGACATATTATTCTACCTTTTCTATGTCTACTCTATGTATTGTTATTTTTTAAACTTCTCATGAAAAAAATCACAATTAAAAACATTATGATTTGATGATCTTAATTTATCTAAAGTGTTTTCCATATTGAACTTACATTCACTACCAAAAATTCCACGATCAGCATTGGAAATATTCTGTTGAAGCCTAATATATAGCCAAAATCTAAGCTCTTTCATGCCTTCAGATAAATTTTTATCATCGTCTAAATGCAAAAATTGTAAAAACTCCTCAATGGTTAACCAAGAATAACTAGAAAAAGAATCACCATCTTTATAATCACAAGGCAATTTTCTTTCTAGCGAACATTTTATAAAATGTAAAATCAATAAAATATAGTTTTTAGCATTAAAATAACTAATGCAACATGATGAATCCATAATTCTAAATTCAATTGTATTTCTTTTTCTGTTAACCATGTGGTAAGTGTTTAAAGTAAAATACTTATGCTTTCCAAGCTGATTAATTAAATATCCACTATCATGCATTTCATTTTTAACACTTTCAACAATCGATGTAAAAGACAACATTTGGCAATATTTGCTTTTTCTTCTTTTAATTGGAACTATATCCATAAAAACATTTTCGCATTTAATCCACCACGAAATAATTGCACCTAAATCATCTTTTTTCAAATCATTTACATCAACATGAATATGAAAAGAACATCTTGAATCGGCTTGCACAAAATTATCAGTTGAAAATGAATTAACGACAGAGCAAACACTTTTGATTCCAGTCATACCTTTTAAAACTGGTGTGCATATTTCTATTCCACAACTACTATCTGGTTTTAATATCCAAGAGTCATTGTGGTGATTATTTTGCCATCGATGAATATCAACTTTGTTTTTAACCGTTTTTTGTACTAAATTTGCTATGTATCCTATGCCTTCTGGTAGGTTTCCGAATTCATATCCAGAAGGTCTATTCCTAAGATCGAAAGCGTTCAATTCAATCTCAACGCCAAATCTTCTTGAACTATCACATGATATTAAATTTCTGTTATTGTCCACGCTTGGTTCCCTCGTTTATAATTATAAATAATATTCTATCCAAAGGAGAATAACGATGAATTGTTTATTAGTAAAATTAAAAGACAAAAGAAAATTCCTTACAAGCAAAAACAATTTAGATCAACTAATTGAGTTTGCAAATACATTTAAAGCAGAATTATCATTAGTTGAAACCAATTGCAAAAATATAAAATCATTAGAGGAACTTGCTAATGATATTTGTGATACCAATTGCAAACAAGAAGATTTTGATTATAAAGAAATTGAAAAAATTGCAAAAAAAAAATCAAACAAAATATTTGAACAAATGATAAAAGATCTAAAAAGCAAAAAAACAATTGATATTAGCAAAATAAAATGTGAATTTAGCAAACAAGGATTGGAAGAAAAAGAAATATCTGCACAAATACAAAAAGCCAAGAATTACATCAAAAAAATTGGGTTTACATTGAATAAAATCGATAAAAATAAGTATAAAATAAATTAAATAATTCTTATTTTAATAGAAAAACTTTATTTTCATCCATTAAATCTTTTAGCTTTATCAATATAGAAGCTACAATTTGTCTAACTCTTTCTCTTGTTATTCCTAATTTTTTCCCAATATGTCTTAACGAATAATATTCTTTTTTACAATTGATTCCAAATTTCATGCAAATAATAAATCTTTGCCTTTTATTGCATCGCTTTAGCAAAGATTCCACACAATGATTTATGTGTTCCTTTTCGCAAAAATTACTCAAAGGATCTTCTATTACAGGATTAAGTTGTTCTGTCAATTGAATGCTTCTAAGCATTATGATAATCATTTGTAGATTTTTAGGATAAGTTCCAAAATCATTAATGTTTTCAATTTCTAATTCTTTTTCAATATTTTTCACATCATTAAAAGCAAGAGTTTGAAAAATTACAGTTGATATTTTTTGCAATTTTGAATAAACATTTGTCGGAACTTTAACAAAATATCTATTGTGAGATATGTATTTATAAATTCTTTTATAAATATGAAAAAGTACATAATAACTAAATTTAACATTCTTGCTTGCATCATAACCATTTATTGCCTCATAAATACCCAAAACACCTTCTTGAATGCAATCAGGCATTAAATCAACAGGGATATTTATTTTTTTTCCCATCCAATAAATCAATTTATAACAAGAAAAAACAAGTTTATCACAAGCCTTTATATCGCCATTTTTGGCACTTTTAACAAGATTCATTTGCTCTTGTGTTGTTAATTTTTTTTTAAAATTTTCTTGTTCTATTTTGTCGAATGTGAAGTCACGATAAAATTTAATACCATAATTTTTTTTTAAACTAAATTCAAAAAGTCTGTCTAATTTAGTTATTTTAAATTTTTGCCAATTTTTAAACGACTTGGTATTTCCCAATTTAACAGAACTCATCAGCTACTCCTTAACTTGTATGACAAATAATATTGATTAATTCATCAAAGTAAAGGCAAAAAAAAAGGAATTACCTAAATCAAAGGTAATTCCCTTTTAAAGTTAAATTTAAAATTATTCTAATTCTTCGTCTATCACATCGTCATCATCTGAACCCAATACATCAGTTTCGATGACATCAGCACCAAGCTTAAAGTTCATTGCATCCTTAAAAGGCTCAAAATAATCAACCAACTCCTGCTCAGATGTAGCATCCACCAAACTTGGATATTTAAGCAATATTTCAAGTGGCACTTCATTTTTATCAAGCGAAGCCTTGAACTTTACTTCTTCTCCATTGGAAAATGCATCTGCGATGACAAAATTACCAGCACTTTTAGCCACAATTCTATTCGCATCAAGCAAACAAGACAATAAGCCACTAACAGGATTTATTCCATGTTCAAAAAGCAATTGAATGTTTTCTGTTGAAATAAATGGCGTGTGAGTCTTATTCTTGACATTTTTAACACGAATGTTAATTCCAAGAATCTTGGTTTTTTTTGCACTGATTTTATATTCTATCTTCTTCATTGTAGATGTTTCTAATCTACATGAAGCATAGAATGGTAAAGCGTTACCACCGCCAGCAGTTGTGGTTGGATTGCCATAAAGAACACCTATCTTGGATCTTGTCTGATTCAAAATAACAACAGTGGCATCATTGGTTTCCATAACAGTATTAAGCTTACGGAATTCTCTAGAACAAATCTTAGCCCGTTCACCTGGCTGTTCATTGCCACCCACAATGCGTTTAAAATCAGCTTTTGAGGCATTCTCTGGAAGCTTGACCTCTCTAAGCTCTCTAGCTGATGGACTCACGCCAATAGAATCGTAGACGATTGCAATAGGGCAGTCTTTTCTTTTCGAACGAACAAATTCGATAGATTTATACATCTTCAAAAAAACATCTTCCAAACTCTGAGGAGTATGCCTCACAATTTTAGTAAGATCACAATGTGATGCCTTTTGAATAAATTCTTTATTAGCTGAATTTTCACAATCCTCAAGAATTGCAATTCCATCCTGTCTCTGACTTCCAAATAAAATATTTGTTCCTATCAATGATTTTGATGACGAAGAAGGACCATATATTTCAGTTAGCTTTCCGCCCGGAATACCACCACCCATAAACTTTCCACTACAAATATAATTTATCGCAAGATTCCCAGTATCAACAAAATACTTCACACTATCAATCTTGGCAACAATATCGCCACCAGTTTGATTTGCTAAATCTTGAAAAAATGAATCATCATCGACCTTTCTTTTGGCCATGTTAAACACCTCGGTAAAAATGTAATTATTTTTTTAAAAAAATAGGTGGAATCACTGACTCCACCTATTTGAAGACAGGGAATTAAATACCTTCTAATTCTTTCAAAAAGTCATCATCAGCAAGAGATGCAGAATCATCCGTTTTGGAAACTACCTTTGCAGTTTTCTTGACAGATAAAATTTCTTCATCAATAGTATCTGAACCAGAAATTACATTTGAAGAACTTAAGTTAGATCTAGAAGAAGATCCCGATGAATTACGAAATTCATCTAAAGAATCATCTTGTTGGCCTTCTACTATCATTCCGCAATGAACTCTCAAGGCATGCTTAATATCATCGCCAGATTTGATAATACGAAGAGACTGAAGGTCTTGTAAACTTGTTAGCCATTTTTCAAGCTCTTCTGAGGTGCCTGAAGAAGAAACTTCTTCAAACTTTGAAAAGTCATAGTTTGGATATTCTCTATTGCCACTCTTAACAACTTTTTTAACAAGTCTAAAATCACGACCAGTTGTTGGATGTGTAATATCCCCTAATTCCTTTTCTCCAGCAGCCTCATCACCAAGAATTGCTCTCAAAATCTTAGCATGAACTTGTTTGCCACATGAATAAATTTTTGGCCCTACATTTGTTCCTACTATAGACTTATTTTTAGGATCTACTTCCGATCTAACGATAACATTGTAATAATATCGTTCAACTGGCTTTAACTCCCTAGCACTGTTACGCATATCTTCTTGATCTTTGCCAGACAGTCCTTCAGATTTTTGCCATAAATCACTATAGTACTTACAAATAATGCAATCTCCACGCCATTGTGGACCCCTATCAGTATCGGTAAGAGTTTTAGGACAATGGAATATTCTTTTCTGATTCGTAGTTGGATTATTTAAAGTGTGAATTCTTGTCGCACAATACAACTTTTGGCCTTTTCTCTTAGGCAAAAAACGCATCAAAACAAATCCATCACGGTCAGGAAGTCGTACATATTTTGCAAAGTACTCTTCGTTTTGACCCGTGTTGCTTTCTGAATTTACTCGTTTGGATTCTTTTTTTAACTCGTTAAGATCGAGTGGTTCGTAATCGATACCCATGATAGCACCTGCCTTTAAATGATGGTTCGAGTAATGAATAATCACTACTCAATTAGTTAATGGTTCGAGCAATAAAACATTTATTGCCCAGTTAGTCAATGATTCGAGAAACAAACGATATGCTTCTCAGTTAGTCATTTATAATCGTATCTATCATGTTGTGCAAGATTAATTTTATAAATTTATTTATTTTCGTAATCGATTACTATTTGTGCATCAGGATCTTGAAATTTTTCCTGTGAATCGATGACACTTTTGTGCATGGCAGATAATTTATCCTGCAAGCTCATATTGCCTTCAGATTCCAAATTCTCATTAATTTGTTTTCTTATGTCTTGCTCTTGATTGTATTGTTCTTCAAGAGCTTTTAAAATCTCTTGATTTTTCAATAATTGTTCTTTTATTTTTTCTGTTTTTTTTGCTTCTTGATCCAATTGCAACTCTCTATTGTTAACTATGGGTGTTTTTTTAGGACTAAGTGATTTTTCCAAAAGGTTTTGACGAACAATTTCCCTTCGTTCTTTTCTTATAGCTTCCCTTCTAAGCAAAACCTTTGTATGTGATTTTTTTTCTCGTTCTTTTCTTTTCTTTGCAATTTTTTCATTTTTTTTCATAACTATCTCCTAATGTTTGGCATGTTTTCTTGTGATGCGTTTCCCCAAAAAAGCTTTCCACCTTCTCTATCTTTTTGTGTCTCTGAAAAATTAACTTCATTGTCACCAATGAGGCCAACTGGGGCTTGAATAAAATATTTGTCGCTAATTTTTATTTCCTTAGACATATCATCTATAATTGTATAAATCTCACCTTGAATAGAGCCAGATTTAGCATAAACTGGGTATTTTTTATCAACTGTTAGTTTATATCCTTTTGTCTTTACTTCATGTAGCATTGGCAATTCTGGGGAAAAAACAACTGTTGTGATTGGCTTTTTTGACCTTACCACAGTTTGCTTTTGAATTGCCAATTGCTCATGAGGATAAATTTCTCTTTTCTCTATTTGTTCATGAGGATAAAGTTCTATTTTCTCCACTTGTTCATGAGGATAAGTCGAATTTCCTACGCATGCTACAGACAAATCTTGAACCGAAAAACCCACAGAGTGATCAAATGTGAACTTTTTGTTTTTTATCACAACGCCACCATCAGATTCTCTAAAGCTAATTGGTTTTTTGCTAAGTTCAAATACTTCTACACTAGCGACAAATATATCTCTTCGAGCAAGTTGCCCCATTACAACGGATGCAAGCTTTTCCAAAGGTACATCCTCGAATGGATCTCCAACCTTTTTTTTGATTGTTTTAACTTCATCTTTATTGTAATTCCCATCAACTTTTTCGTGATAAGAATAAATTACTTCGTAGCCCATAAATTCCTCATAATTTATTCTAATATAGTATTATTTTTGTAAAATACCTGTGCCATATCTAGTATTGTAAATAATTGGTTCTTTTTCTACACTTTCTGCAAAAGCATAAAAGGCATTTTTCATTTTTTTCAAATCTTTTATATACTCAACAACAATGATCCCGCCATCAGCCATATTCTTCCAAGAAATATCTAAATAATAAAGCAAATCATCATAAGAATTTTCATCAGTAATAAAAAAACAATCCCACTTTTGGCTTGTTATCTTATCGTTTATTTCATCATCATGAATCGAACCATGATAAAAATCAAATTCTTTCTTGAAAGACTTTTTTACATTATAAGAACCCATCCTTGGAGAAAAATATAGATTTTCATCTTTTTTTCTAAATGAAAAAAATATTTCTGTTTCTTTGCATGACATGAAAAAACATTTTTCCAAAAAACCAAGAGTAAAATTCCATGAAAAAACATTTTTTGGTTTTACAAATTTACCAAGATGATAATAAAACGGAGCATACATATAATCTCCATATGCTGGCGTTTTTCTTGAGTTTTCATCTATAAATTTACAATTTTGTAATAAGACCTTACCGTTTATAATCTTTTTATTTAAAAGAATTGATAATTCTTTTTGTATTGTTTCTATTCTAACCATAAAATAATATAGAAACAAAGGGCAACAATATGTATGACTTTCTTATAGTTGGATCAGGTTTTTTTGGATCTACCTTCGCAAGAAGAGCTACCGATCATGGCAAAAAATGTTTAGTAATTGAAAAGAAAGATCATATCGCTGGTGCTGCCCATGATGTGCCATTTCAAGACTATTATGTTTCCTCTTATGGCGCACATATTTTTCACACTCATAGCTCTGAGATATGGAATTTTGTAAATCAATTTGAAGAATTTATTCCATTTATCAATAGGCCAAAAGTATTATCTGGTGGAACAATATATTCATTTCCAATCAATCTAATGACCATGCATCAGTTGTGGGGCGTAAAAAAACCATCTGAAGCAATTGAGAAATTAGAAAATGTGAAAATTAAATTTGAAAATCCCAAAAACTTTGAAGAATGGGCTTTATCAATGGTCGGAGAAGAAATATACAAAAAGTTTTTTTATGGATATACAAAAAAACAATGGCTAAAAGAACCAAAAGAATTACCAACATCGATAATTCAAAGACTTCCAATCAGACTGACATATGATGAAAATTATTTCACCACAAAATATCAGGGTATTCCCAAAAATGGGTATACAAATTTTGTCAAAAAGTTACTTGATGGAATTGATGTGGATACGAATGTTGATTTTATAAAAAATAAAGATAAATTATCATCTATGGCAAAAACCATAATCTATACTGGCCCAATAGATGAATACTACGATTATGAATTTGGTAACCTTGATTACAACACATTAAGATTTACGAAAGAAGAATACAAAGGCGACTTTCAAGGTAATGCCGTTATAAATTATGCCGATGAAGATGTTCCATACATAAGATCAATAGAACACAAACATTTTTATAAACATGGCGAATTAACAAAGCATTATACAAAAAAAAATGAATCAGAAATTAGCATAATAACTTATGATCATCCAGTTTCATTTAAAGAAAACCCAGATCCTTTTTATCCTATTAGAAATGAAAAAAATTCAGATATTTATAAAAAATACAATTCAATAAAATCATCAAATATAGTATTTGGTGGAAGACTTGGTGAATATAAGTACCTAGATCTAGATGCGACTATGGCATCTGCAATAAGCAAATGTAATAAATTTTTGGAGATTTAAAATGAATGATGCTAAATTTGTTGTCTTGGCAACAGAAAAAGGTAAAAAAAGATTAGAAAATTTTTTAGAATATTGCTTAGAAAATAAATCTAAAAAAATAGAATGTGTATTCTTACTTGGTCCAAAAAACGAAAATAGCTTTGCTGAAGATATCATAGAAAAATATCAAACTGAAAACACAAAAATATCTATAGTTCGTTATGAAAATGATCAACCATCATTTAAAAGAAATGGTTATTTTAGAGATTTAGATCAAGATACTGTTGATAATTTCAAATGGTTAATATCAATTGATGAAGACTCAGTAACAAATGTTGATGGTCTTATAGATTCATTGAATGATGACTTCAATGAAGAATTTCCAACATATGCTTGCGGGGAAATACAAGATCATTTTCAAAAAGAAGAATTTTTAGTTGCTGAATATATTGGAAAAAATTGTTGGTATAAAAGAGGTTTAGGACCATTACACGAATGGGAAATATCTTGTTTAAATAATAAAACAATGCAAATGATGATAAATTCAAATATAGTTAAAAAAGTTTTTAATTATAGAACAAAATTACTTTCTGGTTGGGGTGATCATTGCCTTGGATTGGCCCTAAGATTATTGAAAATACACCCAGTTAAAACATCTTACATGACTGGTGACAATAGAATTTATGATCATAGCCTATTAGGACAAAGATTTCATCACACTCATCACATTTATTACAACATTGGAATAGAAAATATTTTAAATGTTTTTAAATTTCCAAATTTACCAACAACAAAAAAAGCTTGGCTAAAACTTAAGGAAGGAAATGCAATAAAAGATATAGGTGTTGTTTTTTTAAATCAAAACAAAACCATTACAGCATTCGGAGAAGAAAATTTTTTCTATGGTCTTTGGAATATTAAAAACGATCAAATTTACATATATCAAAAAGAAATTGAAGAAGGTTTATTATTGGAAAAAGGAAAAGATAGTGAAAACAAAATAAGTGTTTGGGAGCTAATAGATTAATCAAAATCGTATAAAATCAAATCAACTCCAGCTTCACTAAACATATTAGATGCAAGCTCACATGATTCGCTCCATCTTTCTGCCAATTGGCCTTTAATTTTTGGAGCAATACAATTGCTAATTCCAGATTGAATTATCACACTTGCACAATTAGAACATGGCATAAAAGGGTAAGTTGCTATGGAACATCCAGACACATCTCTTTGTGCAAATAAAATTGCATTTATTTCAGCGTGTACAACCATTTTGTATTTTATATTTCTATCAGCGTATTTATTTGGATCATCGGCTACGCTCTTTGGAAAACCATTATAACCAATTGATACTATTCTGTTTTTATCGTCAAAAATAACAGCACCAACTTGTGTGGATGGATCTTTGCTCCACTCAGAAACATGTTTTGCTAAATTTAAAAATCTTAAATTCCAATTCATAATCATCCTTTTTCGTTCTGTTCCAAAATGCATCTTTCTTTTTGAATTATTTCTTTTTTTGTTGTATAGTTAAAAAAATAAGCGTCATTTTTTTCGTTATTTTCTGAGAAGAAATCTTTTTCAATCCATAGGGCTTTAAATCCTAATTTTTTGAAAAACAAATGACCTTCTAAATATTTATCGCAAATTAAAACATCTATTTCTGTTCTATGTCCATTTTGCAATTTATCGGTTAATTGAGAAACCAGTACTTTTCCATAGCCTTTTTTTTGAAGTTCTGGCTTTATTCCGATATTTAAAATTTCGAATTTTTTGTTTTTTAATTCGTATACCATAAAACCAATAACTTTACTTTCTTCTTCTATAACTTTACATATCCTATTTTTATCACTTAAACATTCTATAAAATCTTTTTCATTCCAAGGGTGAGAAAAACAATTTTTTTCTATCTCCGCAATTTCTTTAATATCATCCTTAACAACCCATCTAATATTTTTTTTCATTTTTTCTCCGCTTTTTACTTTAATAAATCTTCGGCATTACAAAGACCATCATCTTTCTTTTCGTATATATCTCTATTCAATTTATCTAATTCTTTTCTAAGAGTATGGCCACGATTTTGAGCATTGTCATGATTTTTATCCCACGCCTTTAAATGCGATTTTATGAGACCTACCGTGGTTTTTCTGTCGATAGTGTACTCGTAAAGCTTAACGCATTCAGAATTTGATTGAGCTTTAGCTTTGCAATAACCATCAGATCCGCCCTCGTCTTTAAATGATATGTAAAGCTCGTTAAATTTTGTTTCATAAGCAAGCTCTGCCATAGAAAGCTCTTTGTTAGATATTTCTAATTGCTTTCCATAATAGTCAATCCAAGCGTACTCTCTATCCATATAATTGCTTAAAGTAAATTCATTAAAAATCATATTGTCTGGATCTAGAACTAGATCTTTATTATTTACTTTTACAACAATCTTTTCATTTGGTGCTTCTGCCATGTTATTCCTCATCTGCTTCTATTACACTATTGTTTTCATTTTTCTTAAAAGGTTTCTTTTTTTTATCTACTGAGTATGTGTCAAATTCAATGTCCTCAGATCTTTTTTGCTGCACAGAACTCAAAAGTTGTTTATATCTATCCTTCGATATTTCAAATATATCCAAAGTTCCCATGCTATAATCAAAACCCATTTTAAACGGGAATCTGGATCTTCCATCTCGATGCTTTATCACAAATCCACGACCAACCTCTGCATCTTTTTCTATCGTTTGCTGATTAATAGACCAAAATGCATCTAATGGCTTAAACTGATCAAAAGATGTTCCTATGTTTGATTCATCAATATACTGAGAAATTTCAAGCTTTGCGGCAGTCTGATTTGGTTGCACACAAGTCAAAGTACAATGCTGCTTTTCGACACCAAATCCTCTAAGATCTCTCAATATTTTGTACGCACTCTCGTATTTCTTAACATTAGGATCATCTTTCATTTCACCTACATAATCTATTATTATAAGCCCTGGCTTCCAACCCCTAACTTCAAGTTGTGAGCAAAATGCCCTAACACCATTCACATCTATCGAGCCACCAGCAAATTGCTTAACAATTAATAGATTTTTCTCCTCTTTATCTTGAGAAAATTCAGCGAGTGTTCTTTTTACCTCTTCTTTGGATGTTCGCAAAAGATTTATATCTATTTTGGCGAATTGCGAAGTAAACCTTTGGGCAATTCCAACCTCATCCATTTCCATCGTTAAGTACAAAACTTTATGACCCAATAAAACATTTGCGACAGCAGCCTTTACCAATGCCAAGCTTTTGCCAGTTCCAGGCAAACCAATCCATGATCCAATCTGACCATGAAATAAACCACCACCAGTTAAAGCATTGTCTATGGACTCAAAAGATGATGTATATCTTTCCTTTCCTTCAAACCGATTTTCCATTCTTTTAAACATCTCTTCGATATTTAAAAAATATTCAAGACCAGGCTCATAGTTGCGATCTATACTCATCGCCTCACGCATTTTTTCGTAAACATAACTCCATGTCTTTTCGTCTTCTGGAGCTTCTGACATTTTTTGCAAACAATCATGAAATGCAACTTTGATTGCTTGAACTTTTGCAAAATAAGTAACTTTATCTAAGAGGTATTCTCTTGTTTCAATCCCAGCAACATAATAGTCATATATCGCTTCCAATTCAGCTATATGATAGAGTTGAATCGATCTATCACGATCTTTTAGCTGATCACTTAAAGATTGTCTAATAATATCTATGTCTGGACATTCTCTGTATTTCTCAAAGAAAGAAAAAAGCAATTTGCAAATTATAACATGTGCTTCATTACTGAAATAGGTAGGCTTTAACTTGTCGATGCTTTGAACTAGCATGTGCTTATCCACAAGCAACATGCTAAGAAGCTTTCTTTGAAATGTATCATCCCATGAAAATTTTGACTTTATTACATCTGGGTCTGTGAGCGATTCTAACTTGTCTTGCTCTTCTGGTGTTAACTCTCGCATTTTGTTTATCTCCTGTTTAGGAAACTAACAAAAAACCCACACCGAGTAAATAGGGCTTTTAAAAATAAAGAGTGGAGGATTGTAATACTAGGATTTGAAATTATCTATAATGTATAAGTTCCCGACAATCTATTACCCCACTCTCCATTGACTGTATTTATTCGCCATTAAGATAATCAAATTCAGATAGAGAAACTTGGCCAGATCGAATGGCCTTTTCTCTGGTTATTTTTTTGCCCATACTTTTTTGACCATTCCAAACAATAGCCTTACAGTATGTGGCAAATTTCGTATCTATTTCAAGTTCAGCATTTCTATTTGGTCTTTTACTTTTTGAAATAAATTTTTCAATAATTTTATCTAGAATGATTTCTTGCTTCATTCCAAACTTTTGTCTATTAGCACCATGGCGAGTTCTATTTTGCCACAAGTCTTTTAATTTGTTTATAATTTTTTCTATAAATAAATCGAATTTTTTATCAGAAACGCTATCAAAACACTTCTCAATATAAATTTGTCTTTTGTAATAAGATCCAGCCCTAATAATTGAAAGTTGCAATTCTTGATTTATATCATCAAAATCATCAGTGTAATTATTTTTGCAATTCTTTTTTTGAAGTTGATGAGCAGCATAATAACAAAGCTTTCCAAAACTTTTATTTAATTCGTCAAATTCTTTAGATGTGATCGGAAATGACTGACAAATACTTTTCATTTTATTCTCTTTTGTTAATGTTAATTTTCTTTAGCTCTGATAATTTTCTTCCCGCATAACACGAAATATTTAAATTCATATCTGGGAACAAATGACTTTTAGAAAGCAAAACGGATTGTGATTCTAAAATTACATCCTTTAAATTATCTCTTGTGCTATAAAGCATATAACCATCATGTACATTATAAGCGATTTTAGCTTTACCATTCAAGCTTTTGTATAATTGTATAAGTTTTTCTAAACAAAATATTGCTGCTGGAGATTGAACTACGAAGTTTCTAGCCTTATATTCTTTTTCTAAAAATATTCTTTTTTTACCAAAAATATCACAAACAGCATGTTCTTCTTTTGCCTTATTCTGAAATGATTCAATCCATGAGTATGCCACAGAAAATGTACTCTTTACCCTTTCTACTATTGATTCTGCTGCCTTTACTGGGAGTCCTAAATTTTCAGATATGGCATTTACGCCCATCCCATAAAAAATTGGTAAAAAGAATCGTTTACAAAGATTTCTTTTATCTTCCGAATCGCAAGATGTTTTTGTTATAAGTTCATATACAGAACTGTACACATCAGAACTTTCACAGACTTTTTGTAGTTCTGGATCTTTAGACAACCATTGAAGTACTTTTACTTCCATGCTCTTAAAATCAAAGTATAAAAATACTTGATCAAAATCTAATGGCTTAAATTCGAGCTTCTGATCTGGTGTTATGACATGAGGAACATATCCCTTTGTGTATGCATTAAAACACAACAAACGACCATTTTCTTGACCATTTATCTCATAATACGCATGTAACCTATCTTGATCTAATATCCCAACACATTCCAATGCTGGTATAACATCTAACATTAGCGGTAAATAAACACTTTTGTAAATGGATTGTAATTGTGGCCATTTCCCAGAATCCAAAACAAATTTAAGCCTTCTTAAACATTCGCTAAAATTTTCTGGCTTTTTTTGTCGTAAACCAAAAAATGATTCAATAATCTTCAAATCGATAATTGAACAAAAAAATTCAAATTTTATTTTGAATCTTCCAAAACAAAAAGAAACAAAATTTTTCCAATTCCAAGTCAATATCTTCTTGTTGCCTGAAAATATAGTTTTTGATGCAGCCCTGTTAAAAAGATTCATCATCCATGGATTGGACATAGGAATCTCATAAATGCCCTTTTTAGACGATATTACCAACCTATAGGCATCTTGCTTGCTTTTGTCGGTAAAGTCCAAAATATCATCATTGTAGGAGATGTATAATGTGCTTTCGGATTCTAGATCAGAAAACATTTCCATAAGCTGCATATAATTTGAAATAGTTTTAGACATAAGCTCAAATATACAAAATCCAATAGCAAATTGCAACAAATATAATTTGAGACAAATTTTATCTTAAATTACATTAAACCGAGTGCCGACTTAGCTTTGTTTATTGTTATATATAAAGATTATTGTGTAATAAGCTTATTATATATAATTGAATAAGATATTCTGTGTTTAAACATAACTTCCCTCATTCAATCCAATAAAAAAGTAAGTTAAACCCTTAAACTACAATGTTTAAAGATTCAATTTACAAAATCAATTAGTATCAATTTATGTTTTAAAACTCTTAGTTAGTCTATTCCCTTGTCTGCAAGAATAGAAGTCGGCTATTTATTTCTAATCTAAGGCTTACTTAACATTCGGGTGTAACAATGGTTCTCGTTGCACCATTCGTGATTTTTCACTACAAAGACTTACCCGCTATGGGCCACCCAAGTTTTTTTTCCAATATCTCTTAGTTGGGATACTTTCATACTAAGATTTAGAGGGGAAGAGAAAGCTTCCATCTTCGTTTTTTATAGTTCTGTAACAAGTTGTAGATAATATAACATGAATTGATTAAAAAAACAAATATATTATGTTTAAATAACATGATCTCTTGTGAATAAAAGGAAAATAAGCTAAAATGATCAATCATGAGGATGTTGAAAAAATGATTGAAAAATACAAAATGGACAACTTAGAATCATTGGCATTTAAGGTCTGTTTGATATGGATTGAAAAAAGTAGAAAAATATTTCCAAATTATAATCACATAAATCTTCGAAAAGGAGATCCTAGAAAATCTTTAATATTTAAGGTTTGTTATAAGCTTGTAAGAGAGACACAAGGACTTTTGGATGAATTTAATCATGGTTTGTATGTTCAGTCTCAATTAGATATTCTCAGACACATAAATATGGGAAAAGGACATCCTCTCGTAGATGTCAATTGTCTTGTTGGTGATAAAGCTTGGAAACGATGGAAATTATGGAAGAAAAAATATGACACCGTATCTCAACTCAAAACAAAAATGCCTGAAGTTAAAATTTATAACGCCAAAATCTATGAAGCTATTAAAAAAACTAAAGAATTCATTGATAAGTCCATCGGAGTATGCCCAACAATTGAGCAGTACAGAGCCTACGAATCAAGCAAACAGTTATACAGATGGATTAACTTTGGAAAAATATCACCCTATTATCTTATCTTGTCTCCATATATTGAAAAAATTATAAACAAAGATGATTTGAAAAAGTTAAACTTCGATCTGAACATTTACAAACAAGGTATTGATGAGGATGTGGTGGAATTTTTTAAAAAACAATTTGAATACGAATTCAAGTGAAATGCTACACTCAAAAAGTAAAAAACAATTAGTAGTTTCCAGATATGGAGAATCCATAGATTGGATTAAAAAAATTGAACATTTATTTCAAGATATAGTTATTTATGAAAAAAACAATTCGTCTAATTCGTATCATAAATACAAAACCATAGAATTAAAAAATGTTGGTAGAGAATCACACACTTATTTACATCATATTATTGCCAATTATGAAGAGATATCTACATATGACAATATACTTTTCTGTCAGGCAAATCCATTTGATCACTGTAGTGAATTTTTAGACAAATTAAAGATATCGGATAATTATACGAATGATCCATTTTACTTTAAAAAAGTTGGCTCGCATGAAATTACTTTTTATTATGAGCCAATCGAAAAGGTCCACCCCATAGGATTACCAGTATTCAATTTTTATTATCATCTTTTTTTTGATTCATATATGAAGAATTTGGAACAAACAAGAAATTCTTTAATGGTAATTCCAACAAATAATATAAAATTTAGATCAAAAGTTTTTTATGAATATCTTATAAAATATTTGAGCAATCGAAAAAATCCATTAGAAGGATACATCATAGAAAGACTTTGGGTTCCTATATTTGATGGAAAAACCAAAGATTGGATTAGTCATTATTTTTCTGGTAGAGATAAATTCTTAGGCATGTGGAATAATCAAAAAATCGAATGATTTTATTTTTTTTCGTTAATCAATATCATTCCATAATTATTTATTCCATCTGGTATTATCAAACCTTCTTTTTTTATTAGTTTATTATTTTTAAAAGGCTTGTAATTAACTTGATGGTGCCATCTGCCAAATTTCCAAGTTACCTTTGCAACATCTGGATGCTGATCTACTAACGATTGTGCAAATTCTTTTCTGTTATCTGTTTCTTTATAAATTTCATTTGTATTTCCTCCTTTCATTCTCATTGTTGTAACTTTTCCTGCGAGAAAAGCATTAAACAATATCGTACAATAGCCATCTTTTAAAGCCCTTAAACTTAAATCTGTGTCCTCGTTATATCTACCTCTCCACCTATAAGGCAAATCATTTTTAAGCAGTATACAAGAGTAAATTCTTGTGTTTAGATAGTATGGTGGCACTTTGTCTGTGGTTTTACAAAATGAATAATAGTTAAATCCACTTATCGCCACATTCTCATATCTGTCTGTAAAATCTTCCGCACATTTAAAAACTGTTCCCGATGAAACTACTGGCTTTGCATTTCTATTTAATCTGTGAAAACCTTCTATATTATCATCTAAAATCCAATGTCTTTCATGTCCTTCCGCAATAGAATGTTCCCATACCCAATTTCTTGCAGGTATAGATCCTTGACCCAAATTACTAAATGGAAGTAAAAGGATGTTTTTTGTAATGTGTTTATAATCATTTATTTCTTGTGGCTCAATCACTAATTGAAAAGGAACATTAATCTTCAAAAGCTCTCTTGCCGTTAAACAAGATTTACCTCTACCTTTTGATATAATGTAAAATGGATATTTGGGATTATTCATTGTTTATTTTCTCCCAGTATGTTGGTCTTGCGTTCCATAATTTTGTATTTATTTTTTCATATCCATGAAGTCGCATTGCGGAACCAAAAACTCTACCTAACTTTTTATTCTCAATAAGTTCATCTGCAACAATATAGAATGGAAAGTGACCTATAGCTTTAGTATTGAACGAATTTGCAGCATATAAATTTTTCGGAGACATATGTTCAACCACATCGAATAAATGTTTTATTGGATTATTTATATGTTCAAAATATTCACTTGCAAAAACAATATCTACATTTTTTGGAATATCTAAAATAGATTCAACAATTTTAAAATCATTTTTTTCAGCTATGCTATTACAAATAGAAAATTGCATAGTATTTTTTAAGTTTGTTCCAAATACTTCTGCATTAGGAAACAATTGTTTTAATGCTAAGGTTGAAAATCCTATTCCACATCCTAAGTCAACAATCACTTTTGGACTATCAGGGAACAATCCAAGCTTATTTATATTTCTAATATATTCTTTGGAATAGATCGACCAACACGCAACTAGTTCTGATAGATAATACGGATGGTCATAAACTCCATAGTCGGGATTACCATTTTCAACAGATTTATACCATCTTGATTCTAATTCTTGCCCTTCCCTTAATTCTTCTCTTAAATTTTTATCACCTTTTAAATATTTTATGGTTTGAATAATTATATCTTTGATTTTTAAATCGTTAATATTTAAAACATCATTAACAACTTTCATGAAAACTTCTATTGTATCTTTCGTATTGTGCTGCAAAATATTATTCATTTTCTTTACTTTCTTTTTCAATTTCTGGTTTGAAATCAAACTCAAGCTGATTTGAGTCAACCCATTTCATTTTTGTTTTTTGAAAATGAGACTTGAATGGGAACCAAGCACTTTTAGTTTTGTTTGTTAGTTTCTGCCCTATAAGTTTTGCGAAATCTTGTAAAGATTCTTCGTTGTCAAAACGGAAGATAATTTTTGCATATGGTTCTTGTTTATTTTGAACAAATTCTGGCATGTCCTTCCATTCATCACGCCAGTCATCTGTTTTGCCCACTTGATTTTCTTCAAAAATATTATCTTCCATTTTTCAATTCCTTTATTGGCAATTTTTCATTTTTTGCTTCTTAAATATAACATGGTTTTGACTTAAAATTAAGTAATTTTAAACCATTTTTTTATATTTTTAAAAGTGTTTTACGACTGAATGTGTTTGTTGATCAAAAGATGAAAAATTAATTTGAATTTAATCCAGCCAATTATTGAATTCTCTAGAACTTTTAAATCCTTCATCTTTTTTTACAATATTTTCTTTTTTGTCTATGATTACATAAAAAGGTATTGCTTTAACATTGTATTTTGAAACTATTTCTTTGTTTTTATCAAGATCAATGTCTATGGTGAGATACAATAATTCTTTTTGTTTAATTTTATTTTTAATTTTTGAAGTGCTGAATACTTCATGTTCCATTTTTTGACAAGGAATACACCATTTTGAAAAGAATACAAGTAATATTTTTTGATTAGAATTGTTAGCAGCAGAAATAATCTCTTTGTAATCATTTATTTGTTCTGCTGTATATAATTTTTCTTTATTGTAATTTTCTTTTGTGATCAATACATTTTCATTTTTTTTGTTTGTCAAAAAAATTAAAAGTAAACAAATTGAAGCCAAGGATATGTTTATAATGTTTTTCATATTTTTTAATAGGTCATAAATATTTTTACGACTGCGTCAATAATTTCCTTTGGTTCTTGAGTAGGGGCAAAATTTTCATCCCATTCTGAAGGTTGAACTTTCCAAGAATGCTGTCTAGTTGTTGAATCTATATTATATCCCCAACATCTCAACAATCCTTTTTTAGCATCCCAATAAAGATCTATATTGAATTGTTCTGCTCTCCCAGAGGTTGGAGATTCGACTCCATGACCACGAAATTCAAATATGTATTTGTGATAGTGTTCGTTTTTTTTCAGCATACCAATTGGAAACATACAATATGATGGATAAGTGTTTCTTACAGCCCCAAACAATTTCAAAGACAATTTGTTGAATCCATTGAAATCTGTTTTTGCTTTATCAATCATGGTTTCATTGAGTGATGTTAAATAATCATGAATTTCAGAAGCATATACTTCTTCTCTGGTGTTATGATAGCCTTCTTCAAGTGGAAATATTCTTTTGCAAATCCAATCAATATGGCCAGTAGCATCTGCGATTTTTCTTCTGGTAATTATTTTGTAAGATCCAAGTGGAGTTAATTGCAATTGCAATGCCCCAACCTCTGAACCCCATTCAATTAAGTTTTGAAATTTTTGATTTAATCTAAGATTACCAATTGCAGGAGAATCTAAAATCTCAGATATAATCTTACTCGAATGAATTATATCAATCGGTCCATAACCAGTAATTTTTTTGGTTCCACCTTCTGGGTCATGCAATTTTTTTTCACCAAAACCAAATGATGCCCATTCTTTAAAATTCAAATGTTTGTTATAACTATAATTACTCATGATAATATATAGAATAGAAAATTAATATTAGGATAAAAAAATGATATCGTATAAAATTTGGACTGAAACAAAACAAAGAAAATTTGAAGACTTCAAAAATGTTATTTTACCAGCATTGAATCTTGATTCCGAAAAGGGAATTTCAACCACTATCGATTCGTTGAGTATAGACAATTTGAAAAGCAAATTGCAAAGTTTGGAGATTTTTAAATTGTTACCAACTAAAAAGCAACAAGAAATAATGAAAAAAATAGAAGGTGAAAAAAGTGGAACTATACTTGATTTGATCAACAATATGATCAATTAGGCGTAATTTTTAAATAGAAATTCTAACATTTTTCTATTACATAAGGTTCTCTTTGCTAGACTAGCATTGCAAGGGGTTTCGGTTGTTAAATAGTTTATCCCCATGTTGTGAAATTTGTTTTCAATCGAACACTTGTGCTTTGGATGCATAGAGATTTTATCTTCAGATGGATGAGAAATCAAACCATTGTCGCATTCATCTCCATGTATTTTTTTGTTTCTTATGGGAAAATAATTGCTTGCAAAATCAACAATTTTTTTCCATAAATGTATTTTTTCTTCATTTGAATAATATAAGTAAAAATCGTCACATGATGCATCTTCGTGAAGAGTCCATAATAATTCTGGCTTATCATTCTTCAATAAATTCATAATCGCTGCGGTTTCTGGCTGAAGAGTCGGCTTGCAAAAATCCCGATTAATATCAGTGTCATTTGAATTGTTTCTTGTGTTTTTTATAAAACCAGATGTATTAAGAAGTGGAATTATTTCTAATCTTATGCTTTTTGGCATATTTGATTTTTGCATAAAATTTAAAATACCAGTAGTTCCAGCGGTTTCATTTCCGTGAATACAACCTATGATGTAAATGCTTCTATCTATGTTTGGATTGATTGTAGCACGATATATTGGGGTTTCTGAATCTCCAATATTTGAAATAATTGCTTTTTTGCAGTTTTTTAACTGTTTTTCAAATTCTGAATACCTTGACAAACCAGAGTCTATAAAATTATGAAAATTCATATTTGTATCTATGAAATTTAACTCCATAAAACTTACAATATTATGTGAGCAAAAAATACAGTAAAAAACAGATTAAAAAATTAGTTGATAAAAAATGTTATTTTTGTCAACAGAATGACTATTCATTGCTTGATGTCCATAGAATAATTGAAGGAAAAGATGGTGGCGAATACCACGAAATGAACACGATAACAGTTTGTGTTCTTTGTCACAGAAAGATTCACTCAGGAAGAATGAAAGTTTTTCGTAAATATACAACAACTTTGGGAAGAATTGTTTTACATTTTGTTGATGAAAATGGTGAGGAAAAATTCGAATAGTTACTCGAACGGATTTAAATCAGATATCTTAACATTATAACAATCAGACTTTACAATGAAATTGTTGTCTGGATCAAAATCACCCTGTTTTAAAAATTTAGCCTTTTTGAAATAATCTTCTTTCTCAAGCCAACCTAAAATATAAGCTTTTTTCCACTGGTCATTTCTTAATTCAAGTCTTACAAATGCGTAATTGGTACATTTTTGATGAATGTTAAATGCAGCCACAGAGCATTCGTAATGAGGTTTTGGTCTTGATGTACATCTTTTTGTCTTGACATCCCAAAGTATATTGTCTTGAATAATATCGTAATCATAAGTATTGCCAACAATCCCTTTGATTATTTCATTTGCTGCTTGCTCTCCAATAAAACCAGCCATATTCCCTAATCCGCTAGTAATTGAATTTTTTATTCTTCCCATTTCAATTGATTTTCTATTTGCCCGAACAATCATATCATTTGTTATGCCGACTTCTAACATGATACACCTATATGTTTTTTAGAAAGAATTTTATCTTTTCATCATCCTTTATTATTTGATAAATTCTTTTTTTGGAATTTTCCTGTAAGAAATCCAATTTTTCTTTTTTGCTTGGTTTAAAATTACAACTTTTAATTATTGGTTCCAAACCAAACAGGAATATCCATATTCTATAAGTGCTATTGTTTAATTTGGAAGAAACAAAATTGTAAAATTTTATCCAATTCAATTTCCAAATCTTAAATATTTTTTCATATCTTGTACACATTTGCTCGACTTGCGTTGTGTAAAATTCTTTGTCAAACTCAGGAATTATCATATATCCACCGTATCTTTGATTTCTATTTCGTGACCTTGATCTTTTAGTATTTTTACTCTTCTTTTGCTATGAGTCAAAAGATATGGATTTATATTGAAAATAAAATCGTAATAATTTAATTCATTTTTATCTTTAGCCGTTCTTAGACCACGACCCATCCTTTGAATTATTTGATGATCTGCCTGACCACCAGCAGCATTGATAAGATTATGTACCTTCACATTAATCCCTGTGTTGAAAATTTGCTGAGTAGCAATTGCAACCACAGTCTCTTTTGACTGCTGTAATTGCAATACAACTTCTTTTCTTGTTTCTGTATTATCTTTTCCTTGAACCCAAAGTGAATTTTTAAGCATTTGACTCAACTTGTCTCCATGAGCAACACGATCAACCAATATAAGTGTTCTTCCAGTACATCCTTTCGCTAATCTTGTCACAATATCATTGAAATATGTGTTTTCTGCAACTCCTCTTGTTACAGCATCAAGATAAATATCATAAGGAATGGCAGGTTCGTTAATTGGATAAAATGTACACTTGCTAGAAGAAAGAATGCCTCTTTCTTGAAGCTGTGCCGTTGTTAATACTCCACCATCTGAAGACTTTATTTTAAGAACAGGTCCAAAATATCCTTTTACTTGATGTTTTTGTACTTTATCTCTTTCTCCAAATTTGAATGGAGTTGCACTAATCGCAATTCTAATATCAGCACCTTTAAGCTTCTTGTAGACCGCCATTGGAGTTTTACTCATCATGTCATGGATTTCATCAACGATAAGACATTTTATTTTTGGAAGAACCTTTTCCATTTTCATTACCGATTGAATGCTTGCCACAGTTATGATATTTGGCTCAACGCATTTTCCCCAAAGTCTACCAAGATTGCTAAAATTCCATTTTTTTAATTCAGAATAGTTTTGTTCTGCTAGACCAATACGATTCTGCAAAACAAGTGTCGGTGTTCTTGGTGGAAGTGATTTCAAAATCCCTAAAAGAACATTGGTCTTTCCAGCACTTGTTGGGGCAAATATAATGCCTCTTTTTTGTTTGATTGATGTGTTTATCAAATCAACCTGATAATCATAAAGCGTTACTTTTTCGGAATTTTCAGGCAACCATTGATTTAAAAAATTTTCATTTATATTTTCAATTTCAAATTTCGTATTCGTTCTTTTGTCTTGAATTTCATATTCCATTCCAAAATGCTTCAAAGCAGCAGATATTTCAGGAATTAATCCTGTAAGAAATCTCCCAGTCTCTTTTTTAAAAAATTCAGTGTAACCATCCCAAATCCTTTGTTTATACAATCTGCTTCTGAAATAATTTTTTTCACGAAATCTTAAGGCATCCCAAAGAGTAGCTTTTATATTTTGGTCGGTTGTTATCAATTGCGAATAATCGTTTTCAATGACCAAAAGTGTGTTTTTTTCCATATTCTTTTCCTAAAAATTCATTTTCATCTAGATAGATGAAAAGATCAATGTCTTATTTGAAAAATAATTTTTATTATGTGATTTATTTTTCTAAATACAACAGGAGGAATTATGGCAGATGGATACACAGTATTAAATCCCGGTATCGGTGGCGATATCATGGACGAAACAGAAATTGCTTATGTTGATGCACCATTGGTAAGAAAAAGACCAAGAGTCGTTTTAACTGGTGAAGGTGCCGATGATATTGTCGATACTGCCGATGATTTGCCAAATAGTTACTCTAGAGGATTGGTAGTTAGAGAAGCGAGAAAAGGCCAAACAACAAGCAGCGATAGCATTCCAATCGTAATTGCTTCAGATCAAAAAATAGGCAAAGCAAATGTAGTTGTATTTCAACAAACAATTGGAACTTCTGAATTACAATTGGCAGACAACCCTTTGAATTATTCAGTAACTGTTAAAGCATTAAATGGCAATTCTGCTGTGGTTTATGTTGGGGTCTCTGGAGTCGATGCATCAAATGGATTTGAATTGAATGCAGGAGAAAGCATTTCTCTTTCAATAGATAATACTAATCGATTATATGTTGTAGCCTCTGATGTAAATCAAAAAATATGTTTAATAGGAATATAATTTAATGTTTATAGGTGCTTCAAATTTTAGTTCTGGAAAAACCAAAGGGTCAACTGGATCTACAGGATTGACTGGTGTTACTGGTGAAACAGGAGCCACTGGTTTAACTGGCGTTACTGGTCAAACTGGAACCACTGGTTTAACAGGATCGACTGGAAGCACAGGACAAACAGGAACTACTGGGCAGACTGGCGTTACTGGCCAAACAGGAACGACTGGTTCAACAGGTTTTACAGGATCAACTGGAACTACGGGCGAAACAGGAACCACAGGCGAAACTGGAACCACTGGCGAAACTGGAACCACTGGCGAGACTGGAACCACAGGTGAAACTGGAACCACAGGTGAAACTGGTTCTACTGGTGAAACAGGAACTACTGGTGAAACAGGAACTACTGGCGAGACTGGAACTACTGGCGAGACTGGAACTACTGGTGAAACTGGAACCACAGGTGAAACTGGAACCACAGGTGAAACAGGAACTACTGGTGAAACAGGAACTACTGGTGAAACAGGTTTTACTGGACAGACCGGAACCACAGGTGAAACTGGAACGACAGGTGAAACTGGTTCTACTGGTGAGACTGGAACCACAGGCGAAACTGGAACTACAGGTGAAACTGGAACTACAGGTGAAACTGGAACCACAGGTGAAACTGGAACCACAGGTGAAACTGGAACTACTGGTGAAACTGGAACCACAGGTGAAACAGGTTCTACTGGTGAAACAGGAACTACTGGTGAAACAGGAACTACTGGTGAAACAGGAACTACTGGACAAACAGGAACCACAGGTGAAACAGGTTCTACAGGACAGACTGGAACTACTGGCGAGACTGGAACCACAGGACAGACTGGTTCTACAGGCGAGACTGGCACGACAGGTGAAACAGGAACTACTGGCGAAACAGGTACGACAGGACAGACTGGAACTACGGGTGAAACAGGTACTACTGGCGAGACTGGTGCCACAGGACAAACTGGAACCACTGGCGAGACTGGTGCCACAGGACAAACTGGAACCACTGGCGAGACTGGTGCCACAGGTGAAACTGGAACCACAGGTGAAACTGGAACCACAGGTGAAACTGGTTCTACTGGTGAAACAGGAACTACTGGTGAAACAGGTACTACTGGCGAGACTGGAACCACAGGACAGACTGGTTCTACAGGCGAGACTGGTTCTACAGGCGAGACTGGACCCAGAGGCGAATCTACTGGAGAAACATATTATTTCAATTACTCTGTTGCATCTGATGTAAGTGGTTATAAAGAACTTTCTATAACTCCAATTGCTACAGTCCAACAGATAGTAACAACATCATTGGCTGGAAATACAAACGATATACTCATCGCCAGCTTCATAACACCAGAATTAGGGTTTTCGGTCATACCCGGTGGATCTCAGTTGTTTCATCAGCACTTTCTTAAGCCAGCTTCAAATGATCATATACAAACTTACATCACAATACAATTGGCAGATTCTACTGGAACGGCTATAGGACCAATATTATCAACAAATGCTCCATTGATAGGGTGGGTCGATGCTGTTAATCCAGCAGAAACATTGATGGATTTAGTGTTAACGACAACGACTATAGATCCTACCAATCGCATGATTGTTAAGATTTACGCAAATAACGATGATAGTACTACTCATTCTTTAAGCTGGTATACTGAAGGAACTGCATTTTATTCATTTGTAAGAACAACTGTTAGTGTTACGCCAGTAATAGGAGCGACAGGAACCACAGGTGAAACTGGAACCACAGGCGAAACTGGAACCACAGGTGAAACAGGTTCTACTGGTGAAACAGGTTCCACTGGTGAAACAGGAACTACTGGTGAGACTGGTGCTACTGGTGAGACAGGTGCTACTGGTGAGACAGGTGCTACTGGTGAGACAGGAACTACAGGACAAACTGGAACCACAGGTGAAACTGGAACCACAGGTGAAACTGGAACCACGGGCGAAACTGGAACCACTGGTGAGACTGGAATCACGGGCGAAACTGGCACGACAGGACGGACTGGAACCACTGGTGAAACTGGAACCACTGGTGAGACAGGTTCCACTGGCGAAACAGGAACTACTGGTGAGACTGGAACTACAGGCGAAACAGGAACTACAGGCGAAACAGGAACTACTGGTGAAACAGGAACTACAGGTGAAACTGGAACCACTGGTGAGACTGGAACTACTGGTGAGACTGGTGCTACTGGCGAAACAGGAACGACAGGTGAGACTGGAACTACTGGTGAGACTGGAACGACAGGTGAAACTGGAACGACAGGTGAAACTGGAACGACAGGTGAAACTGGAATCACTGGTGAGACTGGAACCACAGGCGAAACTGGTACGACAGGACAGACTGGAACCACGGGTGAAA